GCTCACTGTCTGGATCGCTGCCGGTATATTCACCGACAGCCACGCCCACAGCTCCGTCAACGCCGGCTTGGCCGTCCCCTCCCAGAACGCCGTCAGCGTGTCGCGGATCCCGCCCCAGTTCTCCTCCCACGCCTGTCGCAGCAGCGCCGCCACCGCCACGATCGCCACGAATGCCGCCACGATTGGCGCCGCCGTTGCGATCACCGACCAGATCGCCGGCAGCACCACCGCCGCGATCGCCACCCCGATCGCCATCAGCACGTCTTGCAACTTCACATTCTCCCCGATCCATGCCATCACCTGGTCAATCACCGGCTGAACAGAGGCAAGAAAGCCATAAATCTCATTCGTAAGGTTACCAAATTCAAGATCTATACCTGGCGGAAAGAGTCTAGATAGCAGATTTTGAAATGCAGCTTCAATAGGCATCCCAGTCGCAAGACTTTTGAAAAATTCTCCAAAGGCGTCCCCAACCATCTTGGCGATGGGAGCCACCTGGGACAGGATCTCTTGCAGTCTTGGCATCAGCGCATTCACCAGCGGCTGGATCGCCTGCGCCACGCCCAAAACAGCGGGGAGAAATGCAGTTCCAACTTCCGCGGAAATGTCCTTGAACGTCGCGTCCAGGATCCGCTGCGTGTTCGCCAGCCCGTCGCTCGTCCGCGCAAAATCCCCCTGTGCTGTCTTGGTCTGCTCCATGATGAGAGCATAGGCCGCTTGAGCCTTCATGGCCGGCGTCAGAGCCTGTGTGCTGGATACAACTTTGCCTTTTACCTTTTCCTCTGCCGCCGCCAGGCGCAGCGCAGATTCACGCGCCTGAATGCTATCCGCTCCGTACTTTTCCAACGTCTTTGCATGCTTTTCTCTGGCGATATTGAGTTTCTCTGCTGCATCCCCAGCGATCACAGTGCTGGTGGTCGTGGCAGCCAGACCCATAGACATGGCCTTGGCCGCTATGGCATCCGCAGTCAGGTTCACGCCCAGCGCGCGCAGCGGCTCGGCCTCGCCCACCAGTCCGGCCCGCAATTTGTCCAACACCTCTTCAGGCTTCAGGTTATTAAAACTGGCCAAGTCCGCCGCCAGCTTGACGATGCCCACCGACATATCTGCCGCTTTAGGCGCGCCCAGGCCCATCGCTGTTAACAGGTTCCCGAATGTGCCCGTCGCCTCGTAGGCCGTCTGCTTGGCGATCCCGAATGATTGCGCACTCGTCTTGGCAAACTCGTCAATCACCTTGATCGAGGCGCCGAACACCGTGTTTGCCTTGCTCACCGACTCGTTCAGGTCCGACGCCGCATTGATCGCCGCCGGCCCGATCGTCGCAATCGCCCCGCCAACCGCCAGCGCGCCGCCGGCCAGGCCCCCCAGCGCGATCTTGCCCAAGTCCTGTACGCCCGCCAGCGCCCCCTCGACGTGCTTCCGCACCCCGCTCAGGTCCTTGTCCAGCTCGTCCAGCGTCGCCCGGATCGGGATTTGCGCACTACCTAATTTTGTGTCCGTCATATCATGTACGGGCACGGCGCATGCCGTGCCCCTCCTCCGTCGCCCGGATCGGGATTTGCGCCGACCCTAGTTTCGTATCTGCCATATCACCCAGCCGTAGGGGCGCGGTTTCCGCGCCCTTCCTCTTTCGCGCCTATGTTCTCTCCCCTTCTCCCCCTGGGAGAAGGGGTCGGGAGATGAGGGATCATCCTCTCCTTCATCTCATTAAATTCCCTACGCCTCTCCGCCAGCTTCCCACGGTCCTCTGTCTTTGGTCGTCCTCCGTCCTTCATCCTGGCCATCAACACCGCCAACGCCGGCAACTTCTTTGCGCGCGAAAGCGCGGCCGTATGCCAGGCCGTGCTCAGTGCCAGCATCTGTTCCTGCCGCATTCGCCACGCCGCCGCCTCCACCGCCGCGAACGTCTCCCGTGGCGTCATCTCCCAAAACTCGGCGACCGAGATCCCCGCCTTCAGCGCCTCAGCCAGTAGGGGCACGATTCTCCCTTCCCCCAAAGGGGGAAGGGCCGGGGATGAGGGCCCTACTTCCCTTTTGGGTCCTCGCCCTCGCCCGCTGTACCCGGCGCCTCGGCCTCGCTCCCGAACTTTAGCACCGCCGCCACCGACTCCATCACCGCCCGCGTGGCCACTGTGAATCCCACCTCGTCCATGATCCGGTAGGCGTCCCCGATTGTATACGCCCGGCCGACCGTCCGCGCATCCTTCCGCGCCGCCTCCAGCCCCACGGCCAGCATTTGCGCCACGTCGCCGATGCCCGTCGCGCCGTTCGTAAATCCCTGCGCGATGGCAATGACGCTCTTGCCGCACGCACTCTCCGCCTCGGCCAGCGCCCGGTTCGTGAACAAGACGCGATATTCCGCGCCGTCGCCCTGGATGATAGATTCGCCCCGTGCTCCCTGCGTCATGACGTCAGCTCCGTCCACTGACCGTCAATCGCCAATGCCACGGAAACCGTCGCCCCGTCCTGGTCCGGCGCAGCCTGGCTCAGGTCTGTCACGACGCCCTCGGCTTCCTCGAACGCCACGCCGCTCTCCTCGCGGACGACATTGATCATCGTCCCATTGCGCATCGCGTCTTTCAGCACCTGGTACGCCGCGTCGGTCGGCACATACAGCGCCTCCATCGAGACCTCGGAGCTGTACCGCCCTGGCAGCACTCGTCGGGCCCGCGCGTCCTTCGAAGACACGTCAATCGCATCCGTCGTCTCCTCGAATGTCGCGTCACGCTGGCTCCCCACCGCCGTATACACCGGTGCCCCCGGTGTGCCGGTATTCACCAGCAACAAAATGTCCGTTCCGTTCATCGCCATTTCAAACCTCCTCGATTTGTAGGGGCGCGGCGCTGCCGCGCCCTTCTTCCCTCAAATCTCCTCGATCGTGAATATCGCCGTCACGATCCTGGCATACGCATCCTGCTCGTCCGCCGCCACCGGCCTGCTGCACTCCGCCCATAGCCACACAAACCCAGAAATGGTGATTGCCTGCCGATGAAACAACGCCCTCACCCGCTCGGCGATCTGCTCGATCAGCGCCGCGCTCCCATCCGCCGCAGCGTAGCACCGCACATCCCGCCACACATGCCGCCCGCGCGACAGCTTGGTGTCGTATGCCATATCCACCGGATCCCCCGCCGAGACGATATATGGCAGAACCGCATCCCCCGGCGCCGGATCCGTCGTAAACACCGCCGGTGACCCGCGATAATCCGCCAGCAACCCCGCCAGCGTCGCGTCGTTCACCAGTCTATCGTGTATTGCCTGTGTCAGTGGCATTTCACCCGCCCGAAATGATTCTCACAATCTCCCGCGCGTTCCCAAACACCGCCGGCCTCAGCCACGGATGCGCCGGATACCTTCGCGTCCCGATCTCGATGTAATACGCGCCATGATACGTGTCGTGCCGCCCTTTCAAGATCCCGACCCGTCCCTCGACAAAATCCGTCCCCACCTCGACCTCGAACGACACCCTCGGCGCCAGCACCTTCTGGCGATACGCCCGCCCGCTCTCCGGCGTGCTGATCGCCCTCAAATTCGCCTTCCCGCTCAGCTCAGCCACCTTGCACGCCAGTTCCATGTTCCGCGCCGTCGCCGCCGCCACCGCCGCCACCACCCTCCTCGGGTTCCAATCCATCCACTTGATCTTGCTCATCTTATCCTTTCCCTTCTCCTGTTGTACTCAACGGGAGAAGGGCCAGGGATGAGGGTCAACTCCCCTCTTCCACCGTCGCCTCGTGCTGTACCTCCAGGCAATCAATCTCCAGGTGGTGACTCGCCTTGCTCGGCTCACGGATCCCCTGCACGTCCACGATCAAGTCTCCACACTCCACGCGATCCCCACGCAAAATGTCCGTCCCGTGCACCACGTACAGCACGTGCGTGATCGCCCGTTGCTCTTCCTGTGCCACCTCACGCTCTGCGCTCGACGCTGGCCGGATGCGCCCCAGCGTGCTCCCATTCGGCGCCCACACGATCGCCCAGCCCCCCTGCCCGTCCGCGATCCTGTCCCGCCGCGATAGAACAAATGTATTATTCAGCAGCGACACAAACACGCTCATCATTGCGCCACGTACCTGTACCTATTGAGGATGTCCTTTTCCGATAGCAACAGTATCCTCGCCCCGCTCGCCCCAATCATGCCCTCGGTGCCGCTCGTTCCCGTCCCATACGACACCGAATAATCCCCCAGACTCTTGGCCGTCACGCCCATGACCCCCGCCGCCTCCG